CCTGCAACAATCCATGCCCACAGAATGGGCAAAAAAGAATGGAGAAAGGTTGACAAGAAAGAAAGAGCGACCCTCTCATCCTGTGCTGGCAATGGTTGCAAGCTGTGCTTTATTAAAGGATGTAAAAAAGGTATTGCATATATGGCTCATTAATGCTATTATTTAACGTTAACCTCAAAACATAGAAAAAATGAATGGGCCTAGTTATTATTATGAGTATAATTGTAATGTATATTATTATAAATGATTAACTATAAATACTATGTGGAAGTTATCAGGAACTACGAAGAACTCCTAGATGCAGGCTACAGTGAGTTTCAGGCGGCCTATCTCCTGGGAACCGTCTTGCCCGCGGAAACGGCCCTGCTTATAAAACAGGGGTATTTTCAGGTTCTTAATAACTAAGCAAATACGGTAAATATAGCGCTTCGGGCCAGATCCCCCACGCCCCACGAAAGGTATGGCGTGGATGGGATTTGGCACGGGACGTGCTGCCCGCGCCGTGCCAAAAGTCAAGCCGAAAAAAGATTATTTTTCTCAAGAAAAGCCTTGACTTTAAACCCCTATAGTCTATTATTGGAGATAGTTAATTGAAAGACTTTTATTGTGTCCGCGTAGTTTAGTCAGGTCTAGAACAGCGCCTCCTTTACTTCATCTATTCTAGATAATGGTGGAGCAACCTGATCAGTTGTGGGATAGGCGAAGACGAGGGTTCGAATCCCTCCGTGGACTGCTTTTTCTGTAGATCGAAAGATTGAACAACGAGGCGTCAGCACACGCCTACAACCCGAAGGGGAGAGAGAAAAAGGTACAACACACAATTTAGCATTGACACAAACACAAAAAACTGCATAATTAAAGTTATGAAAAAAATTATAAAAAGAATCATCAACTTCTTCCGTAAACCACAACAGCCAAGCGAACCATTCACGCTTACCTATCGGAAGATTAACGGAGAACTTGAAACCTATAAGCTACGCAACCTGAACTATTGGAATTACTTCGGTAACCAACGAGAGAACTGGGAAAACGTAGGTATCCGTGCATATTGCTACGAACGTGAGGGCATTCGCTCATTCCGTTATGAAGGCATCATCTCTATTACAAACAAATGAAAAAGTTTATATTATTAGCCTTATTGATTGCCACTCCCCTTAGTGGGCAACGCAATCGCCACGTAGTCGAGGAATGGAACACCACGGCGATTAACCTTTCCGACAGCTTTCTATCGGGTAATGCGTGGCATTACCTTGAGTGGTTCGGGGCATACTTCCAAACAGAGGATTGGTGGATTTATCATTGCGACAAAGGTTGGCTCTATCCCGAAGGCGATGAGAATTGTGGTGTTTGGCTTTTCTGGGAAAATGAACAGAGTTGGGTGTGGACGCATGGCGACGTGTATCCTCAAGCATGGAACCCACAAACCCAACAATGGTTTAATTTCTGTACGCTCTAGATTTGGGCACGGGACGTGCAGCACGCGCCGTGCCAACCTAGCCTCAAAACTTTTTTCATCTTTTTTGCGATTAGCCTTGACTTTATTTATTTTTCCGTCATACTAGATGCATAGAAAGTTAAAAAATGAGCAAGAAAATTATGAAAACCCGTCAATCCTCCAAGTATGGCAAGAAGGCTTCTCATACAGGCGACCTGCCATTGGTGGAATCATTAACTCACCCGAACGTCATGGTTCGCCCAAAGGTTCGTGAAGCACAAGAACGTAATGCAAAAAAGTAACATGGAAACCATAGACGTAACACCAACATGGGAGGCTCTTATGCCAGCCATGGTTGCAGTCCTCCGAAACCCCAAGGCCTCTTCCGAGTCCGTCCGTGGCATCACGGAGGAACTTACTCGCCTTGCCAAAATTGTAGACAGCCAAAACTCATGAGAAACGAAAGCTTCGAATTACCACCGCAAGACATCCTTGACTTATTGGATGATTTTACCCGTGCCCGTGAGGCATTAGTGCAGGGACTTAAAAAGCTTGGTTTTTCTGATGAACAAGCTTATGCAAAGATAATGCGACATCAAACAGAGACGCAACAGATATATAGGGCATTCAAAGAAGATCCTGATTTTCGTGAGGCGACCTATGATTGGAAAGGCCGAAAAAAAGTAACAATTACGCATAAAGACCTTGACACCGAGGCATAAATCCACATAATTAAAACCATGATTAAATTAGAAAAAGCACTCGCAGAACTCGGACTCGACCGCTCCTTCTTTGATGAACTCAAGGCAGATATTGAAGCTGAGAAGATTGTTACTGAAAATGGCTTACTGCCCACAACCAAAGAAGATGTTCAAGATGAACTTGAGCAGTTGGATACCAAAGTGGATACTGACCCCATTGATGAAGATGACGAGAGTCAAATCGACATGGACGCAATTTCACCCCACATGAGAAAGCTGTACGAGTAATGTGGATTGTGCCATTCATTGGACTCGTTGTCTTTGCTTATTTAATGATAAAAGTTATTGAAGTAAATGAAAGCCGTTAAATTTACATATCCACGAGAACTATCATTTGCACATCCTGACTATAAGGTTGCATGTGATGAAAAAGAAACTCCCACCATTGGCAGGGACAGCAAGACATATCTGATGGTATGGAACACAATCAAAGAGATTCACGACTATTATTGTTTTGAAGACGATATATTTTATAGCGTGAGAGAATATTGGGACAGGGCAGAATAATTATGCATACAATAGACACAATAGAAACAGATCCCGCCATTAAAGAGTTAAACCTAACAAGGGCGCAATTGATTGATTATTGTCTTGATATGATGTATCATGGGGATGAAGAGGAGAAAAAAGAAGCTGAAGAAAAGCTTCGTGTGCTTTGCCCAAAGAGGGATTAGAATTTTGTATAAACATATGCATTGAGGGTTGTTTGCCTCTTGTTATAACTGGCCCCTGTCGAGGTAGTCGATGCCCTCGGCAGGGGTTCTTTTTGTATAAGTCAAGTGGCCCGTTTTGCCCATTTTCTGCAAATAGGCTAAATAGGTAAGCTCCAAATATTACCCCTAAGGGGCAACCTGCGGGGGATTTAGCAATCCCAGGATTGGCACGGGATTTGCAGCCCGCCGCGTGCCAAAAAAAACTTTATCTTTTTTGCAGAAAAGGGTTGACTTTATTTAATTTTCTGTCAAACTAGGGGAAACTTAAGATTAACCTCATATTATAAAAACCATGGAAAAAATTACCGACACCAACCAAATCGCCAAAGACGCATTCGACGCAGGATGGGAAGGTCGCGAGTCCGCTTCTATGCCTGCCCGCTATGCGGATGAGGGCGACAACTGGAGGGTCTGGGCTGATGAGTATCAGTCAGGCGAGCGTGACGCACGCCAAGATGCTCAGGAGTTTCTGGCGGACGCCCAGTCCCCTGATGCTACTGGCCAGAACCAGTGGAGGCAGGACGAAGCCGTGGATCTCGACTATGGTTACCACGCCTTTCACGATATGTGAGATTGGCACGGGGCGTGCAGCCCGCCGCGTGCCAATTGCATTTGTATGCATTTTGCATATATCTTAAGGCAGGCAAAAAAACTTCATCTTTTTTCATTTAGGGGTTGACTTTATCAAAAAATCTGTCAGACTAAGATCATGAAAAGTTGGAAAAGAAAAGTAGTTTGGATGTCCTTGCCTGAGCCTCGCTTGGACTGGGAAACCTTCAAAAGAGTTTGCAGTCACTTGAGCGTTGAAGACGCAAGGGAACGAGCGATTATAGTAATGGAAAGAATACAAAAGAAAAAATCATGAGTAAACACGACCAACCCGAAGACACCACCTACAACGGCTGGAAGAACCATGCGACATGGAATGTCGCATTGTGGATTTCAAACGACGAAGGACTTTACAATTTTGCAAAGGACTTTGACTCTTACGGAGAATTTCAACAAACCTTGAGAGATGTTGACTTTATCGAAACCCCTGACAGGGTTGCCCTTAACGATTCCGCTTTGGACATCGAAAGGCTGGACGAATTAATCGCAGAAATTGTTTAAAGCCATGAAAGAACAAACTTGGAAACCATATTCAGAAAACGTAAAATTCTACTTGACAAAAACCTAAAATTAGTACATTATTATTACCATGAAAACATTCGATAACCTAGTATTCAAAGACCACCCAAACACCGCTGGCGGACTAATGGCTCGCCTTAACTTGGGTGATTATCAAGTTTCTGTCGTGACCATGAAGGGTGACAAGCCCCAGTATGGTGGACTCTATGGCTCGCAACTCGCAGGGACTTATGAAGTTGCCGTTTTCGGCAAGGAGGGAATGATTGCCCTGTCAGAATGGGACGATGTTCTTGGCTGGCAGACACCCGAACAGATTACAGCCATGATGGCAACAATCCAAGAGGGTAATGGTGCAAGCCTCAACAAAGATAAGGCAGTTATTTAAAATTTGTTTGTATATGCATGGTGCGCCCTGTCGAGGTTGGTGGTTCTCCTCGGCAGGGCTTTTTTGGCACGGAACGTGCAGCCCGCCCCGTGCCAATTGGCTCTATGACTGGGCTGGCGGGCGGTCATTAGCTATTTTCATGCCTACGTAAGTTTTACTTATGCGAAAGAATTTAATGATTTTTTTCTTGCGATTTTCCAAAAACTCTATATTCTTAAGGTATAAAATCAAACTAGAAAGTAAAAAAACCATGACAAAAGAAACACTTAATCAAATCGTATCCGACCATTGGGAATCTGCCAAGCGTGGAGACGCCTTTGCAATTTCCGCAATTATCGGAGCGCAAGACGAATTGAAAAAGATTGCCAAGCTGGAAGCTGACATGGCTTTCGGCAAGATCATCAGCAACGAAGTAAATTGGGAAAAGGGGATTGCATAAATGAAAGTTTACGTATTAGCTAGAATCGGGTGCATCGAGTGCGGTGTCCCATCAGACATCCTGGGCGTGTTCAAGTCCAAAAAGCAAGCTAAAGCCTTAAAGGCAAAACAGCAATGCACTTGGAACGAATTCGGGGGAGATGGATATTATGCTATCTTCAAAAGAAAAGTGTTGACAAAGAAGCAAAACCTGTCAGAATAGAACTATGAAAAGATTAAAAGTTATAAAACCACTCCGCATAAATGAGCATCTCCTTGAAGTGGGCGATGTCTTTGATGTTGCCGAAGTCAAGGAGGATGCCTCGACCAAGGCAACTTTCTTCCGACCCTCGAATGTCGCAGGAATGCCCAAAGGCACTTTCTGGCTATTCACCAACAAAACATTTAAAGTTATAGCATAATGATTAAAATCCAAAGACACGCAAACCTTGACAACTGGATAAATGTCAGCATTTACAACAAGCTCGTTGACCAGTTTTCTTCTCGCATCCATGCTGTTCGCTACGCTAAAAAACTTGCACAAGAACGAAGGATGCAAGTATTAGACTTGGACAACAAGGAAAAGACCCACAAGGAACTTTTAAATGATAGTTGAGATTGTGCTAGTCATAATTATGGCGACTATTGTTTACGCTTATATTACCCGCTAGGGAAGAGCGAAACAGGAGCCACCCAAATAGCCCCATAGGGGAGCGCAGAGGGCTTGCCCTCTGCTTTAGGAATTGGCACGGAACGTGCAGCCCGCCCCGTGCCAAAAAAACTTTATTTTTTTTGCAATTAGCCCTTGACAAATGCGGAAAATGTGGTAGACTGTAGTATAGTTAAAATTAAAACCACAAAAATTATGCACCAATTAAAAATCGATATAATCAATCCAGAAGACAATTCCGTAGTCAAGTCTGGCGTCACAATGGAAACAGATGGCAAGCTCTCCGTCTCGGAGATGAACGACATTCTCTTTGCTCAGGGTGGCAACGTGTTTCGGGTTGTCGAAGTTATCAAGCAAGACCCAGTGCTGCCTTGGAATCTTTTTTAAAAAAACCCTTGACAATTTGCCTTATTTCTGAGATAATTCTTTTAAATTAAGATTAACCGCACAAAAAAAATCATCATGACAATCCAAGACCTCGCCCATCAAGATTCGACCGAACGTGCCACCGCCCTGCACGGATTTAACGCTTGGCTCGATGCCCAGCAACCCACGCCTGCCGAACAGGAGGAAATTCTTAACCACATGCACGAGGAAGATTTGGCCCGTCAGGCCGAGCGCCCTTTCTCTTCACTCACCCAGCAACTCGCACATTAATTATTATGCAAATGTTCAAAGCCACTCACTTCATCATTACCCCCCACGCTGGCAATTCTGCTTGCGGGTTTGGATTTTCCAAGTCCCCGCAGAAGGCCATCAAGGCGGCCAAGCTTTCGGCTTGGGACGGCCTTGCTCGCTGGGATAACGAGCATGGTCATTGCTCGTCCATCGGTGGGGAAGTCACCCACTTGCTGGATGCTCGCAATGAGCGAGTCCTGCACCAAGACCTAGACCTCTAGGATTGGCACGGGACGTGCAGCCCGCCCCGTGCCAAAAAAAACTTTATTTTTTTTGCATTTAGGGGTTGACTTTATGAAATTTTCTGTCATACTATAGTCATGATTAAATTAGAAACCACATTAAAAAAGGGCGACATTGTTACCGCCAGCACAGGAGAAATTTACGAAATCGAGGAGATTGTCATTCACCCAACTTGGGGCGAAGTTGCCAACTGCCGTTTGTATCGCTCACAAGTCAGGCATGGCATCCGTTGCAAAGGATTAAAAAAACATCCATTTTTTTCCTAAAAGCCTTGACATTGCAGGAAATTCTGTCAAACTATTAAAAGATTAAGATTAAAACCACAAACCAAAAAACCATGCAAAAAACAATCACCCAATTAAACAACCTAATCCGTACCGCCAAATGCGGAACCGACTTGACTATTGCCCGCACAATGGTTCAATGGTCGGACGTTCCGCAAGCCATTAAGGTGGATTTTCTGGCGAAGATTGCCACCAAACGAAAATTTGTTTAAACCACAAAACAGAAAGTAAAACCTATGACCAAGAAACATTTTGAACTTATCGCCCAAACACTCAACAAGGCTCACCAGCACGACCACAACAAGAACGTGGTCGAGGCAATCGCCTTTGACCTGTCAGTAAAATTTCAGGATCTCAACCCAAACTTTGACCAAACCCGATTTGTCGAAGCTGTTACCAAACAGCATCAGCCTTTAGTTTCGTGATATGGGTTCGCCCGTCGAGGTTGGTGGTTCTCCTCGGCGGGCATTTCTTTTTGGCACGGGACGTGCAGCACGCGCCGTGCCAATTGGCTCTATCACTGGGCTGGCGGGCGATGGACAAAAGATAAAAAAAAGTGAAAAAAAGTGAAATTAACCCTTGACTTTGCAAAAAATTCTGTCATACTATTATTATAACAATCAAAAAAGAAAGTAAAAACCACATATGCAATTCATCATCCAACCACTCACCGATCACGGCAACTACTGCCTGACTGTTTTTAACTGCGGTTATCGCATCGCAATCCACAACTCCCAGAGTCGCAAGTATATCAAGCGAGTGATTCGCAAGTATACCGACAGGATGGCAAGCCCATCCCATGCTGGACATGGCAAGCCTGTTCACGTCATCTGGAACTAAACCCTAACTTGTATTAAAAATGATTAAAATTAACGATATCGTTCTCACCGCACAAAACAATCTTTGCAAAGTGCAAGCCATTCGCAGTAAAATTGCTTTGCTCAAGGGCGTTGGCTCCGACAAAAAGCTAATTGCTTGCGTAAAGGATCTCCGCACCCTCAAGCCCTTCCACGGAATCACAACCATTATTTAAGACATGGCAGTCAAAGTTACATACGAAAATCTTTACAAGTACAGGGAAACTGGCGACAAGTTTGTTTCTCACATCCGCACCCTGAAGGGTGGAGATCCAGACATCCGCACTACCTGGGCAAAGGACATGGAACAAGCCTGGAAGCATATCACTTCTTGCTCTCGTGATGGTCGAGAAGCCTACAAGATTGTAAAGGTCGAGGAAAAGACCGAACAGGAATATGCAGATTATTCGCTGATGCAGGAGCATATGTATCAGGAAATTTCTCGTCACCATCGGATGGGGATTGAGTAATTCCCTTGACATTTTTTAATTTCCTGCCATACTTAAAGACATGGAAAATCAAATTGAATCACCTTTTGTCCTGACCTCCTTGAATCAGCACAACATTATTTTACGCAAGGACAATCCGTTTTATGAACCGACTGGTCGAGACATGCCAATGAGCATTGACTGCGTTCTGTCGAACAAAGACAGGCTGGAAGAAGTAACCGACCAACTGGGGCTGCCCGAATCGGATTGTGTTTGGGTGTTACACGACGAGTAAGTTTTTACTTACTAAACTTATCGACCGCTAGCCCGCTCTATGACTGGGCTGACAGCCGATAGGTTTTTGGCACGGAACGTGCAGGCCGCCCCGTGCCAAATGGCTCTATCACTGGGCTGGCGGCCGATACTTAGGTAAGTATTAACTTATATTAAAAGTAGTATTTATTCCGAATTAAATTCGAATTAAATGGATTAAATGATTTCTCCCCGAATTTTTGACAATTTAAAGAGCTTTAAACGATTTTTTTTGAAATTATTTTGCTGTTTGGCTCTATTACTGGGCTCGTGGCTCGATTTTGTTCTCGTATTTTTCCAAAAATGCTTTATAATGTATTACATAGAAAATTGAGAAAGACCTTTTAAGAACCACAAACCAAAAAAAACCATTATGAAAAACATCGCTGACCTTCCGCAAGAATTCCAGAACCTCTTTGCCGAGCTTAAAGCCGAGCAAGACATTCACGAAGCCATTGACGGCACACAAACAAAAGCCTCGAAGGAGGACATTCTTGACGAAGTCGTTTTGCTCAAGACCGACGTTGACGTTGACCCTATCGACGAAGACGACGAAGAGCAGATTGACATGACCGCAGTCAGTCCTGCCATGCTCGCCATGTTCAGCTAAACCTATTAACTTATATTAAAAATGATTGATTTATTTTTATTTCTCGCAGTCGGTCTTATTTGGTTTGTGTGGGGCTTGCAAGTCGCTTGCTCCCACATCTCAAAGGATTGAGCAGTTCAAGCACTCCCCCCCCATTAATCAAAAAAAAGCCCCCCCGCAAAAAAAAATCTTGAGGGGGGGGTGGTTATTTTCATAATCAAACCCTATAAGAAAAAATAGGAACTATAGCATAACGTATAGTGGACGAGATACAGAGGGAAGACGTAAGCCTTAAGGAGTAGGCACGTTCGCGAAATCAGGAACCTGTGGGGCTCCTTCTTGAACGTTAGCCCCGCCCAAAATCTGACTTTCTGCACGGACTTGAGCAAGATCACTGCGGATCTTATTAACCGTCTCTTCGTCAGCAGTACTAACGACTTGAGCGGCTTGCGCGCGGCATTGATTCTCGATTGTAAGCAAAACTTGATTAAATTGCAAATTTGAAAACATTTTAGTTGCAACAAATTCGGTAAGCTCTGTCCGTTCTTCTTCGGACAGCACTGCGGGAGTGTTTTGTGTTTCTTCCATAATATGTAATATTAAAAGAAACTAATTAGAAATCCAGTCAAAAGGATAAGTTTTTTCGAAATTGATAATATAATAAATCTTAGATTCTCGGACAGTTGTTTTCGGTCGATAATTAATGTCTCTTAACAGGATTGTTAAGTCATCAACATAAACTTTCTTAATACGAACTACAATATTAGAGGCATCTTTATTAGAAAACGTCTCCTCGGAATATCTCTCACAAATGTCAACCGCTTCCATTCTTTTTGTTGTTATCCTGTTCCAGTAACAAGGCCACTTCGTTTATTTTCCCTTCTTTAATATATTCTGCGGGAGTCTTATTGTTTAGTTCTGAGCGGTTTTTGCTCAGCCATTTTGCTGCGCCGTATAAAGAGAAGCTGGACGTGATCTTTTTCATAAGCTCAATTTTGTTCATAAAATGCTCTTTGATTATAATACAAATCTTTTTGGTATTTTTTTATTAATATTTGCTGTTGTTGAATAATTTTCTCTTGTCCCCTGCTTATTTTAATGAGATCATAGATTGCAAGGTCTGCCTCGAGTAAGAGTTTATTATGTTTTTGCAGTTCTTCTTGGTAGGATTTATAGTTCTCTTGGATATAGTACTTATATAAATAGTGTTGTCCAACGGTATAACTTAAGAAAAGTATAAAAAATATAGACCTCACATTTAAATATACACAGGAAGAGTGTATTATATAGCGATGGCAAGAAAAAAGGCTTCTCATTTACAGGAAGAAAATTTGAAAGCACAAGACTTTAATGGTCTTATGTCTCATTTTCATGTTCAGTCCAAAAGGCTAACAGAAAAGCAGAGGCAATTTCTGGAAATAGCGCTAGACCCCGCAACAAATATTATTTTTTGTGCTGGACCCGCTGGCACGACTAAAACCTACGTTGCAGTCTATTCAGCCCTACGATATTTAAGTTCAAATGTAGACCTCGACTTGCTCTACGTTCGAACAGTGGTGGAAAGCGGAGAAAGAAACCTTGGCTCTCTTCCTGGTGACATAGATGAAAAATTTAATCCATACATGGCTCCACTAGATGATAAACTGCGAGAAATGATTAAGCCGTCAATTATTCCAGAGCTAATATCTAAATCAAGGATCCAAGCAATGCCTATTAACTATTTAAGAGGAGCAAGTTGGAATAATAAGATTGTTGTGGCAGATGAAGCACAAAATTTTACTTTTAAAGAATTAACTACTTTAGTCACGAGACTGGGAGAGAGTAGCAAGCTTATCATTTGCGGGGACTTCCTTCAATCAGATATTAATGGAAAGACAGGGTTTAAGACCATGTTTAATCTGTTTAATGATGAAGAGAGCAAAAAGAAGGGGATACATACTTTTGGGTTTACAAGAAAAGATATAAAGCGAAATAAAATTTTAAGTTTTATTATTGGTAAACTTGAAAGTGTGGAGCGTAGTTAGTGTATTAAGATACAACATGGACATTATTATTGCTGCCTCAATAGGAGCCGTTGCCACAATTGGGGCGGTTATTCTCAAGACGTACCTGCAGGCTTTTTTGGAAAAAGGTAAGCTTCAAAAGCATACCGTTCAAAATGAAGACGTTTATCGGGCGCTTGAGTATTCGCGCACGGAAATAGAATGCGATAGGGTGGTGGTTTATGAATTTCATAATGGAGATGTTTATTATTCAGGAAGTTCTCAGCAAAAATTTAGCAATACTTACGAAGTCTTGTCTGAGGGAGTAAGTTCTGAACTCAAAAACCAACAAAACTTAAGGGTTTCTTCTTTTAATAGATTTATTAAGCCTTTAGTGGATGAAGACGAATATGGTTTTTGGGATATAGATCAAGTAGAAGACATCGTAACAAAAACTTTTTTTGAAGATCAGGGCACAAAAAGTACATATTGTGTACCAATCCAGTTGTTAACTGGTAAAATTATTGGGATACTAGGTATAGACTACGTTAAGGGAGGGAAAAAGCTAAATGCCCAACAAAAGAATTTTATTAAAAATCAGTCCTGTATTATCGCAGGCTATTTAAAAGCTTAAAAAAAAACTTATAATATTGGTATGAATGTAGAATATTGTCAGCACTGTGGGTACAAAAATGTGTACGCGGGTATGGTTCCGAATTTCTGTGGGAGCTGCGGCCAGTCTTTGAACGGTTCAGTTGCTAGTGGTCCTACAATTCGTCGACCTCGCCAATCCGCGCAAAATGTAGAGGCCGATGCTGATCGTGAAATAGATAGAGTACCTTTGATAAATAAGTTAGAATATGAAATAGAAGGAGTAGGAGCTCAAAAAATGAAATTAAGAGATGTCATGTTGGAGCAGCCTTCTGAAAATAAAGTCAAAAGATCTAATCAAAGCCCTGATCGGCCGATAGCAGGGCCTAAAGACGTATTGATGGAGAGTATGGATATCTGCAAAAGCGCTAGAACCAAACCTCCTGAAGACGTTGAGTAAAAAGAAAAAAGAACCGAAACTAACCTACGCAGATAAAGCGGAGGTAATAGACGCGGAGTTAGCCAAACGAAGCCATAAATGGTTTCTCAACTCTGTTGCGTGGATGGACTATGACGATGTCAAGCAAATCATTCGCGCCCATATCCACAAAAAATGGGATCAATGGGATCAATCCAGGGCATTAGAGCCCTGGTTAAATAAAATTATCTCTAATCAATTAAAAAACATTTTAAGGAATAACTACGGGAACTATGTTCGCCCGTGTTTAAATTGTCCCTTTAATCAAAGTGGGCCACCGACAGAAGACAAGGACGGTCTTTGCGGCTTTACTGCTAGCGGTCTCCAATGCAATGAATGTCCGCTTTATGCAAAATGGGAGGTTACAAAAAAATCAGCATACATGACTAAGATGGCCGTGACCATAGAACATCATTCGCAAGAGGCTTTCTCGCTACCAGAAACCTCTTATCCGTGCCTTGAGGATGCAATTGGTAGAGTGCATGGTCGGATGAAGGACATGTTGAACGAGAAAAAGTATAAAGCCTATAAAATGTTATATATAGATAATCTATCAGACAGAGAAGTTGCTGAGGCCATGGGGTATAAAACATCAGAAACAGGCAGAACGGCAGGATATAAACAAATCCGCAATCTTAAAAAGTTTTTTAAAACAACCGTAGAAGAACTTCTTCAAAAAGAAGATATAATTATTTCATCAAATGGAAAAAGAACTTACTGAGCAACAGAAGGCGTATATAGATTCCAATCACAAGACCATTTCGGACTTAATTGAATTAACTCGAAAAGTTTTCAATGACGATTCTTTAGATGGGAGGACTAAAGAGGGTAAGCTTGTTCGAGAATATTTGGTAGAGTGTGGGTTTAAATACAATACCACAAAAAAGAAAAAAGCAAAAAGAATCTTATTGGATGATGACGAGAAAGAGTTTATTGAGCGTTCTGCACAAGATGGCATGAACGCCTATCAAATCGCATGTATTTTATGGCCCGAGAGCCACATTACTCCCCTCAGCAAAGAAACCTTGGTAGTTGGAGAGCATATTAAGCAGCAACGACCAAACCTACTTCAAATGGAAGACTCTGCTTTGGGGAAGAAGTATCAACCCCCGCAGACTCAATTGGCAGCAGTAAAGCTAGTTAATGAATATACTCACAGTAAATTAAAGCCTGATAAGCTAGCATTGAGAGAAAGAAAGTGCGTGGAATCAGTTTTGCAGTTTTTATCTTCTCCTCGACTATTGCAGGTCATCAATAATTATACGGACATTACAGACAGGGAGCTATTTGAGGCAGAGTTTATTCGCACGACTTGGGACAAACCAGATCTAACAGCAGATGAAATAAATCTATATATCAATGTATGCATAGACTATGTTAATCTAAAGAATATAACCAAAGCAATGGAAAAACTAAATAGAATGTTCCATGAAGCAGAGGATCAGAGAGATATGACAGTAAGACTTGCTGAGTTATTAAAAACTAAAAGCGACGAATACAATCAATGTGAAAAGAGAATGGAGTCGCTCATCAACCGTTTAAACGGTGACAGAGCGCGAAGGATACAAGGCAGACAAGAAGAGAATGCATCTATCTTATCTTTAGTACAATTATTCCAGGATGAAAATGAGCGTCAAATTATGTTAAGAATGGCAGAAATGCAAAAAGAAGTAGTAGCAGCAGAGGCTTTAAATATTGAATCCATGCCAGGCTGGAAAGCTCGTGTTCTTGGGATTAGTAAGGGCGATGTAACATGATCGACCCTTTGAAGGATAACCTTTACTGTAAGATTTGTAGTGAAAAATTCAAATCAGAAAGGTCATTACATTCACACTTCAAAAAACATAAGCTTATTGTAGCAGAATACTATTGTCAAGAGTACCCGCGAATTAACAAATTAACAGGCGACCCCCTTCCTTTTAAGAATAAGTTTGATTACTTTACGAAGGATTTTACTACACGGGAGCAAATGATTAAATGGATTAGCAAATCCCCCGAAGACGAAGTCAAGGACTACATTGTTAATCAGTTAAGTTTTCGTATTCAAAATAAAAAATTGAGATATGCTCCGTTTCACCTTGAATTAGAAATGTTAAAATTACCTTCGATTGACATATTTATCGAATATTTTAATACTTACTCTACTGTTTGCAATGAACTTGATATAGAGCCATTATTTAAACGAGGGCTTAAGTCTCCTGAGCAATTTTTTGAGAGGAACAAAAAATTTGAAGACATTCCTATATTTGTAGATACTCGAGAGCAGAAGCCTCTTGAATTCAAAAATGCCCAGCCCATGAAGCTGGACTTCGGGGATTATACTACAGGAGGTAAAAATTATACATATACTTACGTTGACCGCAAGAGCGAGTCAGACTTCAAGGGAACGCTAAGCCAAGGGTTAGAACGGTTCAAAAAAGAACTCGATAGGGCTCGGGAGTTCAAAAGCTTTTTATATATTGTTGTAGAAAGCGATATCAGGAAGATTCAAAAAAATAATATTTTTGGGGCACACAGGTCAAACCTAGAATATATCTTTCATAATTTAAGGGCGCTCACTCACGAATACCATGACGTGTGTCAGTTTATATTCACAGGCAACAGGCAAAACTCTGAAACGTTAATACCTAAACTACTTCTTGGAGGAAAGAGTTTATGGAACATAGATTTTCAATATTTTATTGACAAATATGGAATTGATAGTCAGGACTAAGTATGGAGGTGCGCACTTTAAGTGTCTGCCTGGATTTATAAATCTTTTTAAAGATAGGAGGTTTATCGTCAGGGAGGGAATGTTTGAAGTCTATAGAGAAATGGAGTATTATGATATTTATATTAAACCACATGATGTTTGGTTAGATTTAATGTACGCGCATAACGAAGGCTTTCTTGAGCCTTCAGAATTAAGGAATTGGCCATGAGCTGGGAGATAGGAAAACAAAAGTACAAAAGCGGGGATGCTAACGAACGTATCGCTGCTAAAAAAGGCTTTCTTGAAGAAAAAGAAGCAAAGCTGCTGCTCTATGAATTTTTAAGGGAAAATACTACCTTCGCCGTGGACTTGGTGAGCGGAGTTAAACTTTTTCCTTTTCAACACATGGCCATTAAGGCTATGATGGAGACTGACTATTTTCTAGGGGTCTGGTCCCGAGGGATGTCCAAATCCTTTACTACTGCTATTTTTGCTTATTTAGATGCGATATTAAACCAAGGAGTAGAAATCGGAATCCTGTCGAAGTCATTCAGACAGGCCAAAATGATCTTTCGAAAAATTGAAGATATTGCGGCCAAGCCCGAAGCAAAGTACCTTGCTCAATGCATCACTCGAAAATCGAAACAGAATGATCAATGGACATTAGAGTTTGGGGATAGCAAAATCCATGCGCTGCCGCTTGGCGACGGAGAAAAGCTTCGGGGTTTTAGGTTTCACAGAATTATCATTGATGAGTTTTTGCTTATGCCAGAGAGGGTTTATAACGAAGTTATCGTCCCTTTCCTTTCTGTGGTACAGAACCCCACTCAAAGAGAAGACCTTTACAAGCTTGAGTCTACCCTCATTGATCAAGGCAAAATGTCTAAAGAAGATAGGTATAAATGGCCAAATAATAAATTGATCGCTTTATCTTCCGCTTCATATAAATTTGAATATATGTATAAGCTTTATCAAGAATTTGAGAATCTTATTCATGGGCATATTAAAGAGCCCGAAAATCCTTATGGTGAAAATGCTCGACGAGTAATTATGCACTTTTCTTATGATTCTGCTCCTAAGGCTCTTTATGATCAAAACCTGATCAACCAAGCCAGGTCTTCTATGAGCCTGTCTCAGTTTGATCGGGAATTCGGAGCGGTCTTTACTGATGATAGCTCAGGCTACTTTAAGACATCAACGATGATGAAATGTACTGTGCCTGACGGAGATACCCCATCAATAGAGATAGCGGGAGACCCTGCTTCGAAATATATTCTTGCCTTTGACCCAAGCTGGGCGGAAACAGAAAGTAGTGATGATTTCGCGATGCAGGTATTAAAATTAAGCCCCGATAATAAAGCTTCAATTTTAGTTCATAGTTATGCTCTGGCGGGATCAAAGCTTAAGGATCATATTAATTATTTTCACTTTATTTTGAATAATTTTAATATTGTAGCTATTGTTGGGGACTATAATGGAGGAGTGCAATTTATCAACTCTGTTAATGAGAGCAAGCTCTTTAAGGATAGCAAGATAAAGATTGAGACTATTAGCGCTAAATTTGATGATATGACTAAATACAATGAATCATTAATTGACGCGAAGCAGCAGTATCAACAAGGTAAGATTTGTTATCTCCGAACTCCTACGTCTAGCTGGATTAGGCAGGCAAATGAAATGTTGCAAAAAAACTTTGATCACAAAAAGTTCTGGTTCGCCTCTAGGGCAATTAATGATGAATATCATTTACAAAGAAAAAAAAGAATACCTATTAATGATATAAAGTACTTGAGTGAAAAAGCTAATTCGGATTCTGTTATCTTAAACCGAGACGGAAAAATGATAGATTTCCTTGAGCATCAGCACGACATGATCAACCTAACAAAAGCAGAGTGCGCCCTGATTCAAATCAAAACTTCCCCTCAAGGGACTCAAACTTTTGACTTGCCAGATAACCTCAAGAGGCAAAATGGCCCAAACAAACCAAGAAAGGACTCGTATTCGGCTTTAGTTCTCGGAAACTGGATGGTTCAAATATATTATGATATGATGTCCGCCGAGGTCAAAAAACCTCCATATGGAGGCTTCACTCCCATGTTTATAAAATAGCTCAGTTAAAAGTGTAAGTTAATGTAACTGCAACATGAAAAAAGAGCGAGATTGGTCACTAAGAATCCAGAAAGTCTATGAATCTTCATCGGCTCCTATCGGCTCGCATTGGTTCGATGCAAAAGTTAATCTTGGTGGTGCGGGTGGATCACGGGAGGTAGTCTTTTTAGTTAAAACAGATACTAAAAGCAGTCCCCCGAGCGGATAAAGTTGTAAAAATGCTTTGTCTCCTTATGATATATAATGTCAGCACACGAAGTTATATATCAATTGCGTAGGGAAGTCGAGCAGAAAAGCCTTCTTATTAGAAGTTTAGAGAAACAAAATAAAGAATTGGCTCGTCAGTTGAATGAAGCTAGCCTTCGGCTAGACAAATGCTTAAATAAAAAAAGTTGATAAAAGTTCTAAAGTTAACTTTTAACTTTGCTAGACTTTGTGTATAATAGTACATGGCAAGAAAATATACAAAAAAATCCCAGTACTGGAATCAGTTTAGTAAAGCTAGCGATAATAGGCAGCCCCTTGAGGACTTATATAAAATGGGGGAAGAGTGGAGCCCAACTTTCCAAGGGGAGCCATATTATATTTCGAAAGCCGCGAAGTATAGCAGGACCTCAAGCGGGGGCAGTTCTACGGGCTATAGGCAAAACGCTGCTGCGGGGAAGCGAATCCTGGATAGATATATTAATATATCAGAGGGCTCATTGCCTTACAATTATAGAGACCAAGGATACGTAGACATTCAAGATGCCATACAGTTATGCCAAAAAGCCTATGCAAATGTAGCAATTTTTAGAAACACAATTGATGTAATGTCTGAGTTTTCTAACTCCAATATATACCTTGAGGGAGGAAACGAGAAGGTTCGAAAATTTATCTACAAGTGGTTGGAGAAAATTAAAATTTGGCAAGTAAAAGATCAGTACTTTAGGGAATTTTATAGAAGCGGAAATGTCTTTGTCTATCGCATTGATGGTAAATATTCTGAGGATGATATTAGAAAAATGCAAACTGTATATGGAGGGAGCGGCCAATATGTGGAAGACGGTAAGATTCCTATTATGTATACATTTCTTAATCCTTATGATATAGTTGCGAAACGAGCTCTAACATTTAGTAAGTCTGGCGGTCAGTATGGTAATTACGCAAAAATATTATCTGAATATGAGCTTGAATCCTTACGGGACCCCAAGACTGATTATGATAAAGAAGTGTTAGAGGCATTAGATCCGAAAGTCAAAAAGAAAATTAAAAAGGGTGCCTGGACTCAGGATGGGGTAACTATACTGCTTGACGCTAAGCGCTTAATTTATTCTTTTTATAAAAAGCAGGATTATGAGCCATTTGCTATGCCTTTTGGTTTTCCTATACTTGATGATTTAAACTGGAAGATCGAATTAAAGAAAATCGACCAAGCCATTGTTAAGACTGTCGAAAATGTTATTTTATTAATTACTATGGGCGCTGAGCCAGATAAGGGAGGGATTAATCCTCATAACCTATCGGCCATGCAAAATCTATTTCAAAATGAAAGTGTGGGCCGAGTATTAGTTTCGGACTACACAACTAAAGCAGACTTTGTGATGCCTGACCTGAATAAAGTTTTAGGCTCTGAAAAATATAAAGTAGTCAATGAGGATATCAAGGAGGCTCTCCAAAATGTTATTGTCGGACACGAAAGATACAATAATACAGAAGTTAAGGCTCGAATATTTTTAGAAAGACTAAAGGAGTCTAGAGAGGCATTCCTTAATGATTTTCTTCAGCCCCAAATAAAATTAGTCTGCCAAGCATTAGGCTTTAGGGATTATCCTCTTGCTTCTTTTGAGGATATAGACTTAAAGGATGAGGCGCAATTCCAAAGAGTTACTACTAGATTGATGGAGCTTGGGATTCTTACTCCAGACCAAGGCATCCGAGCTATTGAGACAGGAGTCTTCCCACATAAGGACGACATGTCCGAGGGGCAAGAGACTTATAGAGACGAGCGAGAAAAAGGTTTTTATAATCCTTTGGTTGGCGGGGTCCCGATGATTGCTCCTGCTCTAGATGAGGCAGAAGATGGTGCTCCTTCTGACGTTAATCAAACACCGCTTTCTCCTGGTCGGCCCTTAGGTACTAAAGAAATAAAACAACAGGTCGCGGCAGAAAAATACAATCGAAAGAACGTTCAAGATACAGTATATGGCATCGAGGAGTTTAGGAAATTTGTAACTGCAGAGGTAAAAAATAAATTTAAGATCAAAAGAATCAGCAAACAAAAGAAGGAGCTAGTAGATTCTTTGTGTGAGAATGTTGTAATTGCTGCCGAAAAAAAAGATTGGGAAAATCAGGCCAAGGAGTGTATTAATGATTTTAACAAAATAGAGAAGCTCTCAGTTCTCTCTGAAATCAATCAAATAGCCGCAGAGCATCAGATTAAGCTCTACGAGGCTTCGCTGTTGTACCACAGTAATAAATAGGTCAATTTTATTTTTTTGTGTGTAAAAGCCTCTATGAAGGATTTTAAATACAAGACTAGCTTTTCTAGCGAAATACTGAGCTGCTCGGTTCTCGAGTCAAATGAGTGGGACTCATGGAATGTTACAAAGGCATCTTTAAGCTCTTTAAAATCCTTAATGCCAGGGTCTATTGATTTAGATAAAAATATAGATTTATTGGGCGTAGCCTTTAATGGCGCAGTGGTTAATAGATTTAACCGCAATGGAGACGGTATTGATACCAAAACTGCTTTAGCTATAAAAGACTACTTTATAAATAAGCCTACAAATATGGAGCACAACAGGCAAAAAGTCGTTGGGCATATCGTCGGCAGCTCTTTTAGCGAATTTGGAACGAATGTATTATTGAGCGATGAAGATGCGACTTTGCAAAAAGAGCCTTTTAATATCGCATTGGCTGCAGTAGTATATAAAACAGTCAATCCTGCATTTGCCACGCTACTTGAGGCCTCTCAGTCCGAGGCGTTCGAGGAGACAATCTCCGCGAGTTGGGAGATTGGCTTTAATGAATACGTGATTGCCTTGGGAGGTCAGAACCTTGGGGAATCTAAAATCATCAGCGACAAAAAGCAAATGGAGGAATTCGAACCCTATCTATTATCAAGTGGAGGGAGCGGAGAAACAGACGATGGAGAAAAGGTCTATCGTTTGGTGGTTGGCGACGTGTATCCTTTAGGCATTGGGTTCACTACCAATCCTGCCGCAGACGTCAACGGAGTAGCGATCGTTAAAGAAGACGATATTCAGAAAAATCTTTCTAAAAAATCACAGGAAAAAGTTTCACATTTAAATGATTCAACTGTAAACACACAAAACACTCAACCGAGAAAATTAACTATGGAAAATAAAGAACTTATTCAACAGCTAGAAGAAATTCTAGACAATAAGCTTTCCAAGAAGGAATACGCCCAGGAAACTGTAGCAAGTCTTGCACAGGTTATTTCTGATGCCATCAAGGAAAAGAGCGACAATTATGTCGAGGAAAAACAGTCTCTCGAAGAAGAGAAGGAGCGCGTAGCCCAGGCTGAGGAGCAGTTTAAGACTTCCGTTAAAGAAATGGAAGAAAAGCTAGCCTCTACTGAAAAGCAATTAGAGGTCCTCGAAGCTGAAAAGCAAGAGAGAGAAGCTAAGGCTCTTTTTAATTCTAGAATGACTGAACTCGATGAAATTTACGACATGGATGACTCCGACCGTAAAATCATCGCCTCAGAGCTCGTCTCCCTTGATCAGGCTGAAACTGGTTACGATGACTTCAAGACAAAGCTAGAAGCTATGTGGAATGTAAAAACTAAAGTCTTTAAGGAAGAGCAGCAAGCCCTGATTCAGAAACGTATTTCTGACGAAGTGGCCAAAGCTCTTGACGCCTCAAAGGCCGAAGCTGACGTTCCGACGCTCAAAAGTGAATCTACTGAGGAGATCTTAGATCATGCCGAAGTAGAGGAAGAAACAGTGCCTAATAATAGCGCGGAATTATCCAAGCAAGAAGAGACGCTGTCCGATCAATTTAAATCGGTTTTTAACCGAGACAATGTTAACATTAAATATTAATTAGTTATGGCACTCAGAATATTACCATTCAGACAATACGCCGAACAAGACGTTATTAATCTTTATGCCCTTAAAGGCACTGACGTAAATAGTCAGCTAGATACTAAGGGTAATGGAGATGCGGGCGTTTTTGTTTCGGTTTCTAACGGAAAGCTTGACGACGGTCCAATTACGTACGCATCTAGTACTTACCTCGGCAAGACAGACTACCCTTACGTTGGTAGAGATCAATACCCTTCTGTACAACTTCGTGCAGGTGTTGCCGCGACAGGCGACAAGGTTTTGGGAATGACTCTTAACCAAACTGCCCTTAAAGACGAAAACGAGGAGAAGCTTCTTTACTACCCTCAAAAAGCTTTAGAGAACCAAGCGGTTCTGTCGGGCCAAGCAGTTCCTGTTTTAACCAGAGGCGTTGTTACGCTTAACGGTTCGGCAGGCGGAGACTTCGGGAATAATGCTTATGTAGACGATGCCAATTGGGCGATCGGCAATGTAACTATTCTCTCGGTTAATGAAGATGGGCGCCTCTCTGGAGTCGCTCCTACGTCATCTCTCATCCGCTCCAATGGTCCTGGTGAAAGTGATGCCCTAGGCGTTATCCTGGCAACGGGGTCACGGGTCGCTGGAGCTACCGCAGATCAGTTCGCTGGTTCTGCAGGGACTACTGGCGCTTACTCAATCGTCAAAATTGACTGCAACTAATAGAAGGAGTTTATAAAATGACAATTACATTAAAAAGAACAGAAGAACAACTCGAACTCCTCAAGGCCATGGCTTCTCGCAATCGCGACGTAGCTTATGAAGCCCAAGCCGCGCTTGGTTCCTTCATGGGACCTATCCTTGCAGAAGTTATTAATAATGCTCCAGCCCTTAGTAACCTGTTTACTACGCTGAGCTTTAATCCAGACGACAACCCAAGTATTCCTCTAGATCTCTATTATGATATCACTGCTGAGGACTATATTACGGTTTATTCTCAATCCATGCCTGGAGGTCTTCCGACCAACCATGTTGCTCCCACCGCTAGTGAGCTTAAGTTTACCACTTATAATCTTGATAGCGCTGTTAGCTTCGACAAAAGATATGCTTCTAAGAGCAGATTGGATGTCGTGGGTAAAACTTTTACTCGCGTAGCCCAAGAAATTCTCTTAAAGCAAGAGCGGACTTCCGCCAACTTGGTTCTTGGAACCTTGGCTGATAGTCCCACTCATCTATTGACGTCTGAGTTTGCAGGCCGTTTCCTACTCGCTGACCTTAACTCCTTGATTACTAAATCTAAGCGCGTTAATGAGTCCTGGTCTGGAGGCACCCCTGTTAACAAACGTAGTGGAGTTACCGACTTGTTGGTGAGCCCTGAGATTATCGAAGATATTCGTGGGATGGCTTATAACCCAATTAATACCAAAATCGGGGTAGAGTCTATTACTAGTACTGCTGGGCAAGCTGCGGTTGGTATCGCTGCTCCCGACGACATTCGCCGCGGACTCTTCAATGATTCTGGTGAAATGGCATCATTCTTTGGAGTTAACCTGATGGAAATCTATCAGTTAGGCCCCTTAGCTGATGGCAATCAGTTCACTAAGATCTTTAATGGCCTTAGCGCCATGACTCGTTCGGACCTCGTATTAGGTCTGGATCTGAGTCGTGACTCGCTCTTTAGAGCGGTTGTACTTGATTCTGAAAGCGGTGCAGAGTTTACTCTCGCTGCAGACGATCAGTATAGCGTGCGCCAGCAAAAGATTGGCTACTACGGTTCCGTAGAAGAAGGAAGAATGGTTCTCGATAAGAGGGCTATCTTCGGCGTAGAGGTCTAAAATCAGATCAAACGTTAGTTTTCAAGAAGCCGCCCTTCGGGGCGGCTTTTTGTGTTCTCGGTT